GCCTGCAAACCGGCTACACCAACACCCGCGAGCAGGCCGCACTGGAAGAAGAAATTCGGTTGCTGAAAGAGCGCAACGGCCTGCTGTCCGATCAAGGCGTCAAGGAGCAGTACGTCGCCGCGCAGCAGGAGATGACGGACACCTGGACCAGCATCGACCGCACCGCTCATGACGTCTTCGTCAACATCTTCGAGGACGGCGCCGGCACCTTCAAGCGGCTGGGGCAGACGCTGAAAGCGGCCCTGCTTGACATGCTCTACCAGATGACCGTCAAGCGATGGATCATCAACATCGGTGCGAGCATTGGCGGGGTTGCTGGTGTTGCTGGCTCGGCCATGGCCGGGCAGGACGGTGGCAGCGGCATTGGCAACTTGGCCGGCTCCGCCATCAACATGGCTGGTGGCAGCATCTTCGGTGCTGGCGGCCTGTCTGGCGCACTGATGGGTGGCGCTGGCTGGCTTACTGGTGCAACTACCTTCACCGGCGCGCTGGGTGCGGCCGGATCGCTGATCGGCACCGGCACCATGGGCGGTATCGCATCTGGCCTTGCCATGGGTGCCGGCGCGCTCGCGCCCATCCTCGGCCCATTGGCCCTGCTCGGCCTGAGCGGCGCGTTCTCGCGCAAACACGAGCAGCACAACTTGCAAGGCACCTTCGGCGGCGCCAGCGGGTTCGAGGGCAATTGGCACGACTACTACAAGGGCGGACTTTTCCGCAGCAGCAAGACGGTTGACACCCCCATCGAAGCCGGCTTTCTGAAACAACTGCGCGACGCCTGGAAAACGCAGGAGAGCGCCGTTCAAGACTACGCCGAAACGCTTGGCCTGGCCACCGGCAAGATCGACGGCTTCACGTACAGCATCAACCTCAAGCTCAAGGACATCGACGTCAAGGACGAAAACGCCTATCAGCAGGCCGTGATGCAGCGCGTGAGCGAGGCCATCCGAGCCGGCTCCAACGAGATGGCGCAGATGCTCATCGGATCGTGGGAGAGCGTCACCGAGACCGTCGCGCGCACGGTGCAGACCTACGGCGATGAAGGCGGGTTCAGTGAAATCGAGGAGACCATCGAGCGCAGCGCCTATGTTGCCAGTGAATTCGCGCGCGATGGCGAGCAGGCCATCGACACACTCACACGCCTGGCCACCAGCCTGCGCGGCGTCAACAGCGTTTTCGACACGCTTGGCTATACGCTGATCGCGTCCGGCCTAGCTGGAGCTGACGTGGCAAGCCGTATTGCCGACGCGTTCGGCGGCCTGGACGCCATGGGCGCCGCGACCAGCAGCTACTGGCAAAACTTCTACACCGAAGAAGAGCGCGCGGCCACCCTCACGCGCCAACTCACCGCTCAACTGTCCGCGCTTGGTCTGACCATGCCCAGCACGCGAGCCGGCTTTCGCGCAATTGTTGAGCAATTTCAGGCCGCTGCTGTCGCTGGCGACGAAGGCGCGGCGGTCACGTTCGCTGCGCTGGTCAATCTCAGCATGGCGTTCTCCGAAGTCACGCCAGCCCTTGACGAAGCCGCCAGCGCTGCCGAGCAAATGGCCAGCCGGATCGACACCATCTTCAGTCAGCTCTCGGACATGTGGGGCGACCAGATTGACAACTGGAAGCAGCTTGCCGACGAAGCCGGCCGCATTGCCGACATGGCAGGCAGCGCCGCGCGCAGCCTGCGCGGCAACGTGGACGAAACGCGCATGCAAGACGCGCGGTCGGCCAACAGCTATATCGACCAGGCGCTGGCCGGCCTGCGCGCCACGGGGGCGCTGCCTGACTCCAAAGAGCTTGCCGACGCCATTGCAGCGGCGCGCGGCGGGCTCGACATGAGCCAGTACGACACCGTGGCCGAAATGGAGCGCGACCAGTTGATCCTGGCTGGCAAGCTCAATGAAATCGGCGACTCGGCAGAAGTGCAGATGTCGTTTGCCGAGCAGCAGGTCCAGCTGCTGGAGCAGCAGCGCGACTACTGGCGCCAGCAGATTGACCTGCTGACCGCCACGGGCGAGACGATCACAAGCATCGACCAGGGGATCGAGTATCTGGCTGACTACGTGCGAGAGCAGGCGGCGCTCAAGGCTGCGGAAGAAGCGGAGAAGGAGGCGGCTCGGGAAGCGGCGCGGCGCGCCGCGCGCCGCGGCGACTGGGGTGGGGGTGGCGGCGGTGGAAAAGACCTGACATCGATCACCCGCACGATCAACTGGGAGACCGGCGAGTACGTCTACCCGGACGGCAGCGGCGGCACTATGTCGGCGGCAGAGCTGGAGCGCTTCAGAAAAATCCGGGACGGCGAGCTTGACCCGTTTAGCCTCATCAACGAACTCTATAAAGTCCCGCGCCACGCAGACGGCGGGCGCTACGCGGGTGGCCTCGCGCTGGTCGGCGAGCGCGGGCCGGAGCTGATCAACTTCGCCAGCCCAGGCCATGTCTACACCGCCGTCCAGACTCGCGACATGATGCGCGGCGGCGACAACGCTGAATTGATCGCCGAGCTGCGCGAGCTGCGTGCGCGCCTGGACAAGATCGAGCGCAACACGGCGGTACTGCCGCAAACCCACGACGTGATTGACCGGGTAACGGCGGGCGGCAACGCCATGTTGACGGAGGCCGCATGAGTGACATTGGCATGCGCCGCACCTTCGGCGTGCTGGATCGCGCCGATCTGGATGACCTGCACGTGGTGTCCATCAAGGGCGGCGATCCGCTGATCGACTTGCCAGAGTCGGAGGTCACTGCATGGGCGGCCGGGACTTTCGCGCTGGGCGATCAGCGCTCCTACGCGCCGACGCACGGCGTGTACACGTGCATCAAGGCGCACACCACGTCCGGCAGCAAGACCCCGGCCAACGACCCTGAGAACTGGCACTTCTTCAGCGTCACCAGCCGCTGGCGGGCCTTTGACGCGTACCGCAACACCAAGACCATCGCCAATGACAAGCTGCGCATCGTGCTGCGCCCGCGCGTGCTTATCGACACGCTCGATCTCCAGGGCGTGCGCGCCACGCAGATCAGCATCACGGTGACCGATGGCCCGGACGGGCCGACGGTGTTCCCGGAAACGGTCTACTCACTCGATGGCGTTGGGGTGGATGACTGGGAGCCGTTTTTCTACGGCACTGTGACGGTTGCCGACTCATTGTTTGTGACCGACATCGAGCTGTGCGCCGATCCCGTCATCACCATCGATCTTGATTACGCGGGCAACCAGGTAGAGCTGGGGCTTGTGCAGCTTGGCCGCTACGTGGAGCTGGGCTGGACAGAGTACGGCGCAGACATCGGCGTGCTGAGCTACAGCTACTACAAGGAGGCCGAGGACGGCACCTATGTGCTCAGGAAGCGCCCAGGAGCCGGCGACATGAACGTGAGCGTGTTTGTGGAGCCGGCCGACGCGATCAAGGTGGCCGCGATCATGGACAAGTTCGACGGCGTACCGACGCTGTGGATCGGGCACACCGACCCACAACACGCGCCGCTGCGCAAGACCGGGTTTTTTGAAGGCCGACTTACCTACAACAACTGGGGGCAGCGCACGCTGTCTGGAAGGATCAAAGGAATCGTCTGACATGGCCATCTATACCGTCATCGCACCCACCCCCATCGACCCGCTGCCGCCCCTGCCGGTGCGTGGCGCACCCGACTGGTCGGCAAAGGCGCACGCCTATGTGGTCAAGCTCAAGGAGGACGTGCAGCCGCAGCAGAACAGCCTGTCGCTGAACGTCTGGAACAACGCCCTGGCGGCACAGGAGCAGGCCGACATCGCCAGCGCTGCCGCCACGGTGGCGCAGGGCGCGGCGCAGGCCGCTGTCGCCGCCGCTGGTGCCGTGCCGTGGCAGTCCGGTGGCAGCTACACGGCAGGCAGCTACCCGGCCACGCCGCCGTCGTGCGTGTATGACACTGCCGAGCCAAACATCACCTACCGCTGCAAGGTGACGCACAGCGGCGTGGCCACGGCCCCCGGGAGCGACACGACAAACTGGGTCAAGCTGGGCGAGACCTTGCTGACGTTGCGCGAGAAGAAGGTGGCCATGGCCGCCAACGACATCGACATGTCAGCGGGCGGGATCTTCACCAAGACCATCACAGCCAATACCACATTCACCGTCAGCAACGTGCCACCGTCAGGCACGGCTGGCAGCTTCGAGCTGCGGCTGACGAATGCCGGCAGCAATACCATCACCTTCTGGCCTGGCTGCAAATGGTGGGGCGGTGTGGTGCCCGTGCTCACGGCTTCCGGCGTTGATCGCATCGGCGTGTCCACTGACGACGGCGGCACGACCTACTGGCTGCACCTGATCGGGCTGGACTGCAAATGAGCATCCCGAGCACCGTCCTGAGAGGCGCCGACCTGTACCACGACAGGCACTTTGCCATCGGCGTGAAGACGCTGCTGCAAAACGTGGGGTCGGGCGCCAGCATCACCGACAGGTCGCCGCTGGGGCTGACCATCACCAAGGTCGGCACCGTGAGCCAGATCACCAGCGGCGCGCGGTTCGGCATGCCTGGCTTTGGTTTCCCAAATCCGCCAGGCAGCACGGCACACTATGTGCGGACGGCCTACGACTCCGCCCTGAAGGTGCTGGGCGGTGCCTGGACAATGGAGGCGCGGTTTACGTTGAATGCGCTTCCTGGGTCTCCTGGCCCAGGCGGCGGCCTGCCGTGGGGGTCTCTGGTGATGGGGCTGTGTGGTACGACATATGGCTCGTGGGACAGCAGCACCGGCCCGCACCTGCTGCTGATTGTGAGCAGTACCGGACAGCTACAGCTGCACTGGCGCACGTCGGCATCATCGGACAGTGCCAACTACCCAACCCTGCTGACCACATCCACCGAGTACTACGTGCGCTGCACGCACGATGGCAGCAGCACGCTGACCATCGAGGTCAACGGGTCGGCCAGCACGTTCTCGGTGTCGGCTGGCTCCATGGTGTCGCCGTCAAACAACCCGTGCGTCAGGGTTGGCACGTACAACGATGTCAACCACTCAGACCAGCAGTGCCTGGCATTGCGTGGCACGGTGTGGGGCGTGCGCCTGACTGCTGGCGTGGTGCGCCCGCTGCTGCTGGCGCACAGAAGCATGCCGTTCCCAGTCAATCCTGGGGTGGCGAACGTGTACGTGCCTGGCGATGGATCAGGCGGCCCGCCGGCTGGTGGTGACCCGACGGCGCCGAAAGGTCAGCATGTCGTCACCAGCCCTGGCACCTGGACCGTGCCCGAAGGGGTGGACAAGATCAGCATCGTCTGTGTGGGTATGCGCGCCAAGATCGGCGGCGTCACCGTAGTGCAGGCACAGGCCGGCGCCATGGTGGGCGATCACGTGGGAGAAGGCGGCGGTGGCGGCACTGGCGAGACCTACTACGAGCTGCTACCAAACCCTGACCAAGGTGGTGGTGGCGGCGCCTTCGGCGGCGGCGGCGCGCCGTATATCTGGGTGGCGTTCCAGTTCGACGGCGGCGGCGGCGGCGCGGGTGGCTATGGTGCCAATGGTGGCAACGGCGGCGACACCAGCGACCGCCCGCTTGGCGCCGGCAAGGGCGGCCGCAATGGCGACTACTACAACCCAAGCGCCGTCAATGGTCAAGGCGTGAGCCTGCTGGGCATCACGCCCGGCGGCGGCACGCTGTACGGCGGTGGGCCAGCGACACATGGCCAGCCAACCGGCAGCGCCGGGCACGCGCTGGCGTCGAAGAATGCCGTTGCCGTGACATCCGGCGTCACCGTGACGTTCGAGAACGCGACGGGCGCCGGGTCAGGGACCAGGGCGGCGCGTGTGATGTGGGGCGGCGGCCGCAGCTACCCGTATGCCGCTCACGACGTTTGAGGGGGGGGGTGAATGATCAGCTTGTGGATCGATAAAGAGGGACGTCAAATGAGCGAGGCCGACATTCGAGCTTCGAACCCGCTGACCGTGTTCCCGTGGCCGTTTGCGCCACCGGACGGGTACGACAGTGTGATCGACGACGAGGCGCCAGATCACGATCCGGTGACCGAGCGGCTGGGT